GTGTACGCTTTAGAACCGTAGCGCGGATCTCCTTGCCGAACTCGGTCAGGTCCCGGCAGTTGCGAACACCTGTCAGGTCGCAAAAAGCTTCGTCGATGCTGTAAATTTCGACGCGAGGGCTCATTTCCTCCAACGTTGTCATCACCCGGTTGGACATGTCGGCATAGAGTTCATAATTACTGCTAAAGCAAACAACGCCAGCGCGCCGGAAAAGCTCCTTTTGCTTGAAGAACGGCTCTCCCATAGGAATTCCAGCTGCCTTGGCCTCAGCGCTGCGCGCGATTACGCAGCCGTCATTGTTCGACAGAACAACCACTGGACGTCCTTTCAAATCGGGCCGGAAAACTGTCTCGCAAGATGCGTAGAACGAATTCACATCACAGAGCGCAAACATATTCAGCTCGCAGATTTTACGATAAAGGTGACAACCCCGAAGACGTCCAGTGTATCTTCGCTGCCGACGATAATTGGCGAATAAGCGCTGTTCATCGGATTGAGTTGAACAGTCGGGAGGAGCTGCAGACGTTTGACTGTGAACTCCCCTTCTACCGCGGCGATTACGATATCTCCGTGTTCAGCAGTACGAGAGCTATCCACCACCAGCAGGTCACCGTCGCTAATACCGGCCTCGATCATTGAGTCGCCTGCGGCTTTCACGAAATACGTCGAGCTCGGGTGTGAAACCAGTAACTCATTGAGATCGATACGCTGTTCTATATAGTCAGCTGCCGGGCTGGGAAAGCCGCATTGCACTAAATCACTGTAAAGTGGCAGAGCGATAATTTCTCGCAGTTCTGCAGGCCTGATAAATTCCATTGCGCACACCTCAAATACTGTTTTTATATACAGTAGTTTTGTTTATGCATGGACGCAAGACGCTGGAGTCACAGCATCTGTTTAAAGCTTCACCGTTTCGCTTGTAAGTTTCTATCTCTCTTCGAATTATAACCTTTGTAAATTTTTCCAGTTCTGACTCAGATGCGTATATTTAGACCAACCCTGGGTGCTCCCCGCCAGCAAAAGGCATTGAGCATTACTGGCTTCACCGCTACTTACTACCAAACTGGTTACATTACTAACCTTCCTTACACCGAAAAATTAGTAGGTTAACCAGCCGTTTATTATCTATTATCATTCCGGCGAATTGATAATCGAAAACGGGAGTAAGAGCTTGCAGATTTGCATGATGGATTATGGCCGGCTGTCGACAGATGGGAAAACGCTCAAGCTGGATTGTTATGGTATTGGATCATTTGACGTTCTGTCAGGGATCGAACGATATATCAACAATCCTAACTGCTCAGATATTGAAAAGGCCGCGATTCCACCTGGTACATACTGGATTGTTGATCGACCCACTGGTAGTTTCGTTAACCAGGCGAGAGCTGAAATAATCGATCTGGCACACCTGTATAAAAACCATCACTCTGAATGGTTCGGTTTGTACAGTGCGCAAACCATGAGCGATTACGTCTATGTTAACGGTACGAGACGTGGCAGTTTCAGGCTCCACCCTCTCAATACTGATGGTTCTGGTGTATCGTGGGGCTGCATCACCCTTTACAGAGCAGCTGATTTCCAGATTCTTCGTAATGCATTACTCAAACGGAAAAAAGTGACTGTACCCGGCGGAAAAGGATTAATGGCATACGGGCGTATTGATGTTCGTGGTGTTCCTGACTTTAGTAAATGTGGTGTGAGATGAAAATCATAATATTCGTTGCTTTGCTTATTGTCTGTTTTATCCTCATTCCCGATAGCTGGATTAATGATGTTTTCATGCAACATATCCGGATATCAGGTGATGGTGAAGAGGCCATGAATAACTATGATTTCACAGTAATTTTGATTAAATTTTCTCTGTCTGCATTAATAGCGTTCTTGCTGATAAGACTGAGGAAAGTTCTGAAGAAATGATTTTTGGTCATCAGAATTATCGATGCCGCCGCTGCTTGTTCTATCGATTGGGCCGCGGCGCTAAACTTTCATGACTAAGAAAATTTTTTCTTAAGCTCATCAAGTTCTTTCTGTGTTTTTTCCAACTGCTTTATGACGTAATTGAGAGCCAGTGCTGTATCGAGCATGATGACATTATTATCCAGCGCCAGCGTATCATCAGCGTCAACCCTGTTGCCTTCACTGTCAAATTCAGGTGTTGCCGGTACAAGTTTGACGTACTCCATGTCAATTTTCATGACATCCTGAGCAATGATGCCTCGGCGGACTCTCTTACGAGGATCATCCTTGTAGACGTATGTTGCGGGCTGGAATTTCTTGATATTTTTATACGACTGGTAACCATCATCGTAGTTAACACTGTCCTTGAGTGTGACATCACAGTTAGGTTGTTTTGAGAAAATATAGTTACCTGCGAAACCGCCATCGCCAGAGACTGAAATATCTGCGGTGGCGATGTTAAACGAGAAAATACGGGTTCCTGCATTTCCGCCATCACCAATGGTTACAAGCTGCACAGATGGCCAGGCATTTTTCCCCTGGGCTACAGAACCGAGAGCAGTAATAGCATAATATCCACCAGAGCAATAAGTCTGCCATCTGCCAAAAGGCACAAATCCATTATCGTTCGGGTTTGAAAGGTCCGGGCGTGAAAACGATGTGTTAGTGCTGTAGCCGTTAACAATATCCTGGTAACCACCACCGTAGCCCTGTCCCGGCCCAACGTGGACTTTAGACTGAAATATCCCATAAGCGTACCAGCGGAAATCAGCGTTTGTGCTTACACCGTCAAAGATGTTCATTTGCACGCGAGCTAAATCGGTTCCCGCCCCGCGGACAGCACCGAGTCGCCAGTTACCCGCGTAATAGTTCCCGGCCAGCCAGTTTACATAGTTCTCTGCCGGTCCGTCTGACGATACATTAGATAGGGTGATCGCCTTATTACCACCTGACCCACTCGCCACGCCGACTTCATTGCCCGGAGTGGAAATAATACTGCCGGACACAGTGCCGCCAAACTTGTTGTTAATCGTATTTAAACGCTCATCATTTCCCTGGGCAACAGTACCTGCTTTATCGCCGTATCCTAAACCGAGGTTTGTGCGAACGTCTTCTGCCTTCGTTGCACCGGTCCCGCCGTCAGCGATTGCAAGCGCACCGTTGCTTCCTTTCTGCGCCAGTTTACCGATGCCGGGTATGGTTACTGGCGTGCCGTTGATGGTTACGGTGATGCTCTGATTTGCCGATGTGGAGGCAAACGTCTCCCATGCACCGATATTCTCGTCATACTCGTTAATGAGCTGAGACATCGCCTGCGCCAGGCCATCGACCGAGATATTGTCTGATACCAGAATGCCGTACTTCTGGCCGCTCAGCGCCGGGGAAGCAGCTGGCGTAACCGTCATTGACGTGGCGCTGTTCACGGAAGAAATCTGGAACATCTGGACCGGGTTAGACATTACGATAATCGTCTGGCCAGCACGAACCTGGCTGGCCGGTGCCGTCCAGTTTGTACCAATGCCGGTTGCGGTATTTCCGTTAATAGCGATAGTGCCAGTGTTATAAAGCATAGGTACCTCCTAATTAATTGATCGCTATAAACGATCAATAACTAAATATTGATTCGCACAAACGATCTGAATAATTAATGTTTATTTGTGAATATGGGCATTCCACTAATTAATGGAATGCAAAAATGAAAAAGAACTATTTATCGATGCTTATTGGCGTGACGTTATTGTCAATGTCATCACTGTCTGTAGCTTCTGAAGCGGGACACACATCCAATCCTGGATATGGCGATGGTGGAACAGCACAGAAACGCCAGATTGACGCCTGTGTTAATGCGAATACGTCCACTGTCACGTCTTACGATAATGTCTCACACGTTAAGCCATGTACTGGTGGCGCCTCTTACAAAGACAGAGAACTCCCGGCCCAAAAAATTAAAGCACCATTCAAGTAAAATAAATAAAGCCCCTGATGGGGCTTTATTTTTATGACGAGGAAAATGAACCTGAACCACGCGCTATCTGCAGAACCGGTGAAAGAATCTCTTTCTTCGATGCGTTAGTTCCTCCCGACATATCATTTACGCTTATTGATGCAGTCACTACCTGTTTCGTAATTCCGCTTTTCGCAAAAATCACCGGGACCGCGACAGCGTTGGTTGTATTTCGGGTTGAACAGGTTACCCACTGATAATCCTTTGTGGTTCCGTCGATGGTCACTGATATCCGCGCAGTGGCATCGTCGCCAGATACGCCATATATCAATACAACCGCTGATACAATTACTGTCTTGGGCTTGCTGGTTCCGGTTGTATCCGTATAAGTCAGATTGGTCGTTACACCTCCTGAGCCGGATTTGGATTTATCCAGACCGACACCTGCGTTAACCACATCACCGACAAAATTCTCAGCCTCCACTGTCCCCCTGAATGAACCACTGGTTGCCGTCACTTTCCCGGTAAACTCCCCGTTCGTGGCGTAAACCGTTCCACGCACGGTGACATTATTGAACACGGCATAACCGGATTTGTTTATGTGCCAGCCAACGTTTCCGGTTCCATCCCAGGTTGTCGACTGGATGTAGTTGCCGAGTTTGAGGTTGCCGATTGTCCCGTCACCAATGAGCGTTTCCCGGATGATGGTCTGCCCGTTCTGAATAACAAACGGAAGCGTAACCGTGGCTCCGGCGTACTGGGTCACAGCAAAACGGTCAGCCAGAAAAACAACCTGCGACTGCATGCCACCAGGGGTATTCTCAACCCCAATCCCCATCCCTGCTGCGTAATACTGACCGTTACTGGATAACCCGAGTTTGATGCTGTACATAGCTTTCAGGTCGCCGTTAACGTTCGCAATGGCCTCAGCGTTGGTGGTGATCGCAGAAGTGTGTCCATTGACGGTCGCCGTGATGCTGTTTACCTGCGTGGCCATAGCCTGCTGGTAATCCGAAAACGTCTGATTCAGGCTATTAATGGATGCTTTGTTGCCGTTGACGTCCGTCTGCAGACTAAGCAGAGCACGCGCCGTTGCCTCCTTCTCGTTAACGATCACCTCATCAATGCGGTCCAGCTGCGCGCTGTTACCGGCGACCGTTGCGGATAGCCTTTTGCGTGTGGCGACCTGCGCCAGCCCGTTCTGGATAATAGCAATTGCCGAGTTCTTCACCCCACCCGTCATGCCGTCCATAGACACGCTGATGCTGTCGATACGCTGGCCCAGCGCGGTATCAGCCGTCGCAACGGTCTGCTCAAGCTCTGAGAGGGAAGACGACACATCACCGACCGTGCTTGAAAGCTCATTAACGCTGGTCTGAACCTGCCCGATGCCCTGAGCGTTTTTGGCGATTTCCTGCGCCTGCAACTCAAGTTCATCGTTGGCCTGTTTGATGTCGTCAGCCATGCCAGCAATTTTTTCGTTGGTGTCCACCGCGTTCTCGATCAGATCTTTGAACGTTTCGGAGCCTTTCATATCCTCAAGGATTGCATCGGTGATATCAGAAACATCGATGCTGGCCTGCCCGCGCACCCAGCCGGTATAACCGGACTCGTTGCCGCTGCGGTCCACCAGCTGCGCGCGGTACCAGAAAATCTGCCCAGCCTTAAGACCCATCTGCTGATATTTGCGCTGCGGGTAAGGCACATCGGCCAGCAGCATTGCATCGTCTTCGGTACCGGTCAGACTATACTGAATTTCCGTCTTCAGCGTGTCGTCGGTATTCGCCGGGAATCCCCAGTTCAGCTCGATACCGAATACCACGTTTTCAGAAGCGATGAAGCCAACCGGCTTCGGTGGATTGCCCACTTTCCCCGTTAGCGTTTTCTCTTCTGAATAGCCCCATCCGGACGAGATTTCTGCGGCATTGATTGCGCGTACGCGCACCAGGTAGCGCCCGGCATAAATCCCGGGGACGTCGAATGACGTGGTGGAGCTGCGCGGCACGTTAACCCAGTTCCCGTCGTTTCGGCGCCATTGCGCTTCATAGGCGATAGCGTTCTGCGCCTGGTCCCAGCTCACGCGCATCGTTTCGACGCTGATATTTTGCTGCACCACAGAAAACGAGCTGATCACGATGTTCGCAGGCGGCGACTGGTTGCCCGGCGGGATCACGCTCACCGGCCGCTGGTCAATGATTGCTCCGGTATCAATGCGATCGAATTTATCCGGATCGTGATTTGCACCGACGATTGTGAACGTGCCGTCGTTATTATCAGTTACCGTAATAACGCGATACTGCTGTGCGTAGAGCTCATCAGACTCAATGACCCATACGGCCTCAGCCACAGGCGTTTCACTGTAAGCGGTCGTAACGGTCACTTTATTGCCCGTTATCGACTGAATGGTGCGTGACTGTGAAACACCCGATGGAAGATTGACAATCATCCTGTCGGCTGCCGAGGCATCCGGCGCCCTGTCCAGCGTCAGCACACGACCATTTACCGCAGAGATACGGCCGCCCAGGTCGCGCCCGGAGAGATTTCTGTCCGCTACAGCGATTACATAACCAGGCTGCGGAATGTTGCCATCTTCCCCTACATTGAAAGTAACAACGCGATCTTTGTTGTTGGTGAGGATCCCCCATCGCCCTTTGCGATTCGCTTCTGACTGACGGGTACAGCCGATCGCAGTTATCTCAAGTTGATTAAACCCATAACGCGCAACCAGCGCCTGCTCAAAAACAGGCTCCATCGCATCAGAATAAGCGTTATCAGGATCAGACCAGGACACCAGCGCATTGGTGTAACGGTTCTTTGTGGTGCTGCTGGAATAGGTAAAGCGCCCATCAATAACGTTCGCATGCGTGTATGTAAAATCTACATCTCTCGGCATGTCCGCCAGCGCCACAATCTGGTCGTCGCCCCAGTAGGTCATCCCACGGAATATGGCAGCAAAATCACGCAGGACCGTATAAGCGTCGTTGCGTTCCTGAATGTAGACGTTGCAGGTATAACGTGGTTCGGTACCACTTCCGCCTTTGCCATCCGGTACCATTTGATCGCAATACTGCGCAACCTGGTAGAGCGTCCATTTATCTATGTTGGCCGTTGTAAGACGATCCCCAAGTCCGAAACGGTCGCTAACCACCAGGTCGTAGAAAATCCATGCAGGGTTATCGGTCCAGGCCCATTTAAATGTCCCAGCCCACGTACCGCTATAAGTGCGGGTTTCGGGGTCGTAAGTATCCGGTACGCGGATAAAGCGGCCGCGGGGCTCGCAGGCGATCTGCGGGATAGAGCCGTTAAACTGGCTTGAATCGAATTCGATATAAAGCAGCGCTGTGTTTGGATAGCGTAATTTGGCGTCAATTACCTCGGTGAAGCTCTGCAGCATCATCGTGTCGCCGATTTTCGCGCTGTTGGCATCAGACGTAATCTTACGCAGTCGGATTGTCCAGGTGCTGCCAGCCTGAGGTAAATCAATACGGTGGCTGCGCTCGTAACCTGACGTCGTTTTGCCGGTCACGCTGGTATTGAGTACAGTCTGCCATGTGCCGCCGTCCGTCTGCAGGTCAATCGCATAATTAACCGAGTAACCGACCAGATCGCCATCGTCCTCCTGCTTGAAAAGCGAAGGCCATTTCAGGCGCAGGCGAACCGCTGAAAGCTGCGTATTGGTAAACGTGCGCGTCCACGCTGTAGCGCTCGATACCTCAGTTCCCACGTTGATTTCGTTT